TCCACCCAGTCCACCTGATATAGCTCCACCAACTCCACTACCAATACCACCAGCAATAGCTCCTAACAAAGGATTACCAGTTGCAAATCCTACAATGGGACCTAAGAACTGTTCTAAGTCACCAGGTATTGCTTTTCTAATACCTTTAACAATCTTTTTTAAAAAGAACTCCGGCTGACCTGTAACAGGGTTAATAGAGTTTAATTCGTTACCAACAATGTATCGACCAGGCTCTATGCCCATGTCTACCATTGTCTTAAATAATCTTTTCTTTAATACAGGGTTTCTGTCTAATACTTCCATCGGCACAACAGTTTCACCTTCTGCTGCATGCACCATGTATGTATCTTCAAAACGTCCAAGTCCTCCTAATGAGGATACGAAACTTTTAAATTGGTTTAGTGACTCAAGTCCCTGCATAATATTATGTTGTATCTCCAAATATATCTAAGCTATTAACTTTGATAGCGACATCTCTTTTGATGTGTTTTTCTTCTGTGGAAGTTGCAGGGTTTTCGACGTCCGCCAATGCTTCTTTTTCATCAGCGTATTCTTTTCCTGTTTGCGTATTAGTAATAGTAATCTTAGTTTCAACAGGCAAGATTTCAATACCCTTACCCGCTAATACGGTTTCATCTTTTTTTATACCCATTTTCCCATCCTTTTGCAATATAATAGTTTTAACATTTCCATCTCTTTCTAGCCTGTCTTAACCTTGAATTAGGGTCCTTTGCGGCTTTTGGAAACTTCTTCATTTGTCCTGCACTTCTTGCACAAAACGACTTTCTTCTTTTTGCTGCCTTGCTACCTGGTTTTACTTTACCTGTAACAGCAGTCTTTAATTTAGATCCAGGATTATCTCTACGGTATTTTGCAACACCGGCAGCAGTCATACCTGCTCCTTTGTCCGTGGCTCTAAAATACTTTTTAGTCTTTGGTGGCTGTTTATCTCTTTTTCTTACCATTGATTATGCCTTGGATTTTTTTGTTGTTTTACGGCCTCTTCGCAAAGACTCTTTAGCTCTTTTCGCAATCGCTGCTTGTTGCGTTTTGCCAGCGACTTTACTTCTTTGTTCAACCACAGTAAGTATTTGAATTTTTCTAGCAAACGGTTTGTTAATCCTTTTAACTTTCGCAACGGTACGCCTTGCGTCAGCTGGAGTTGCGTATTTAATAGATACAGTATCTTTAGGGTTTTCATCTGTGTATAATCTTCTACCGCTGCCTTTAGGTTTTTTACCTGTGCCTTTTTTAGGATCTTTTCTTTTTGCCATTTTTTAATACAGTTTGTAAAGTTTTAGCTTGCCCAGCGTGTGATTTAGAAGCTTTTTTAAGCGCGCTTATTACTTTTTTTACTTTTTTTCTTCTTTGATTTTTCAACACCTTTTATAACTCCTTTGTTTTTTGAAGCATAGAAAACAGCTTTAGCATCTTTGCCGTAAGTCTTTTTCATAGACTTCATAATCTTTTTACCCTTTTCGTTTAGTGGCACCTTTTTTCCTCTTTGCAAATGTAGCAACATTAGTTGGCTTACCACCGACTCCTTGTGCTTTTGATCTCTTTCTAGATACAGCAGATTTTATTTGACCTTTAGTCATGCTAGCAGCTTTCGCTCTGGGGACACATTTAGGATACTTTCGTTTGGCATCTTTCTTTTGTTTAGATCTACCACACTTAGCAAAGCCTCCACCTTTTTTCTTAGAACCGATGTCGACCCAGTCCTGCTTAAACCACTTCGCTAATCCTTTGTGTCCAGGCATTAACTTTTCTTTGTTTTCTTTCTTCTGTTTTTCATAACAGCACCACAACCTTTTGCAATACCACCTTGAGAAAAACTAGAAACTTTTTTACGATCTTGAGATATTTTATTAAAATCTATTACCTCTCCACCCATGGCTTTTTTAGGACCTCTAAAGTCTTTTCTCTTTACGCCACTAGGATCTTTAATCTTACCTGCACAAATCTTAGAAGCATAGGCATTTGCATACGCTGAGGGATAAACTTTAAATTTACGCTTAGCTGCAGCTTTACCTCTTGGACATAACTTAGTCATTACTTTTTCCTTACTGTTTGTTTAGCTCTAGCGAAAGCTTTTGCTGTAGGAGCGCCCTTAGCACCCTTTTTACGCATTTTACCACCGCGTTTACGTTTAGCATGAATATTAGCGTAAAGACCTGGCCGTGCCATTATTTTTTCCTCTTAGGCTTTTTCATAGCTTTTTTCTTAGCAGCAACAATAATATCCCCTCTGGTAATTTTATCTCTAGGTGGATACATAGCCGCTAATTTTTTATTCTTAACTGCTTTTTTCTTTGTCTTTTTCATAATTTTCCTATCTGCTAGATATCTCTAACACACTTATAATTATACTCAAGTCATTACCGTTTTGAGCCTGAGCCTGTATTTTTTCTGACTCTTTAGCTACAAGTGGAGCGGGAGCTGCCACAGAGCTGTCAGACGTATCCTGCGCCATATTACCTGTCGCTAGAATTTCTTGGGATCTTTTAGCTTGTATAGTACGATCCGTTTCTAAATTATAACTTATACTGTTACTATCTACAAGTGATACAGATATATTACAATCATTAGCAGTATCCTCGTTAGATACGCGAATAGACTTAATTATAGCAGCTTTTTCTGCTGGTACAGTGTATATTGTTGTTAAAGCGTTAGTAGATAATTTAGCTTTAAAGTTTGTATATATATTAGACATTTACGATAAAAAAAATGAAAGCCTTTCTTCTTCTTCTTTTAGTGTTTCAGGCACATAAGTATTATTTAAAATAAATATAACTTGTTCTAGAGTTTGAACTAGTTGAGATAGTTGCTCTCTACTATACTCTTCTGTTGCTTCTGGTAAACGTGGTGTTACGATTTTAGCCATTAAGCTCCTCTCATTCCATCTGGTTTCATATCTAATCTAAGTGTTCCATATCTCCACTTATCGTCAACATCGCCACTAGATATTCTCACTGCCACCTGTCTGCCTCTTATTCTAGTGTCTTTTTTAGTTGTGCTAGTTGCTACCTCAAAAGGTCCATGTGTTCTTTGTGTTCCTGAAGGGTATGGTCTAGTTTTCATAGTTACATCAACATTACCTGTTTGATTTTTAAAATCAGGTATAAATCTAGAAATAGACATGAAATTATCGCCGTCTGCAATGTCTATGTCTCCTGACTCAATGTGATTTGCCATTGCTGCTCCGTCATCATTGCTTCCTGTTTCGTGAAGATAGACAAAAGTTCTACCTGCTTTTAATCCATTTATTGTAGAGATAGTAGAAGTAGTGTCAGCAGACTCAAACTCTGCAGCATAAGGTACTTCATAAACACCATAATCTGCCCAAGCACTTCTAGCTAAAGTCCCTATATACCAAAGGTTTTCTGCATAATTATAAACAACTAATCTATCTATTTGATCAGAGTTAGCTGAAGCATAAAACCACATAACTTCATTGTAATTAGAATTAGATGCACAGAATACATCTTGTTTCGCGTTTTCATTAATGTCATCAAATACATAATCTTGCACACTACAAGGTATCTTTTTTACTGCACCATCATACAAGAAGAAAGAATCATTACTCATCCAGAATGAGTTACCAGATACGTCAACAGCTGCATTAATACCAACAGCTCCACAATTAGAACCGATTTGTTTAAAACCAAAAGTTAAAGGTGCACCAATAAATTGCATTTGATATAAAGCTGTATCTGTCCATATCATAACAGCACCTCTTGATCTAACCGCTGTGTTAATTTGGTTACCGTCAGTTAATCTGAAAGAACCTGCAGTGTTAGTTGCAGTTGGTGTCCAATCGCTTGTTGATTCTTGATCAGACCACCTAATAAACATATTATCTTGTGTAGATGTTGTGCCTATTGTTGTTTCTGTGCCTAGACAAATAACGTGTCTGTCATCACCAGAAACAATCATAAATCTTGATTTTGTGGGTGCACCACTTACTTCTGTAGTGCCTGCTCTGTTACTAGATAATCCTGAAGAAGTGTCCCAATAAAACAAACCACCATCAAACTGTAAGGCTAATACATCTTCACCCCAGTTATCTAATGCCCATTTCGCTGATTGAAGTAAAACACCCTCACCACCAGTTAATCCTTCACGAGTAGTGTTCCAGGTACTTGTGCTCCATGTGCCTGCGCCCCAACCATAACCAAACAGTGCCACTGCAGCTCCTGTGTTTACTTGATAACTAGCATTAGCTGTAGCTCCTGTAGCACTACTGGAAGCATTAGCTGGGGCTTGAATAGTGTATGTGTCTGAGCTGGGTACTGTCAAGATCTCAAATTCACCTTGTAAGTTAGCTTGTGTTAATCCTCCAACAGCACCACTTACACTAGCAATAGTAACAAAATCACCTATTAAGGCGCCATGACTTGCGTCTGTTACTGTTACTGTAGAGGAGCCACTGGTTGTTGCAAACTGAGTTATGTTGCCTGTTCCAGTAGAACGAATTGGAGTTATGTCTGCATAACTATCTTCAGAATAAGCGTATAGTTTTTTATTAGTTCCATAAATGGCGTATTTAACACCACCAAGGTCAGAGTATGTTAGAATCGCTCTTGTTGCACCTACGAGTGCATCACTAGTAACTTTCTCCCAACCGCCTATTTTTTCTGGTAATCCATAGCGAAAACGAACGTTATCGCAATCTACCCATTTACCCTCTGCGCCGTACTCAGTATTTTGTTTATCTATACCTGGCGCTATCTGTAGTTTTGTTAGCGGCATAATTATATCGCGGTGTCATAAATTCTTATAAAACGATCAGTGCCGTTTACGTTAATACGTATTGCACCTACTTTTGATCCACCTGTATCTGTAGAAGATGAAATGCTTTTTGATCCGTCAGAAGCACTTGTACCGTCAAATCTTATAAACTCTTGATCATCGTCGCCTTGATCTAAAGTTAAAACTGCTATCGCACCAGAGGAGCTAGCCTGATCTATTGTAACAAAACCACTTGTTGGTGAAGATGTTCCGAATCCTACTTTGTCTGCGGAACCGTCAATAAACAATGCATGTGTTAAAGTATTTGTTTCTGCTCTAAAATCTAAAGAACCACCAGAATCATTAAAAGTAAAACCACCACCATCAAAGTCTATGTTTCCTGTAGCTTTTACACCACCGACAACATGCAACTCCGTCGAAGGAGAGTTTGTTTTAATACCTACACGGTCATTACCTGCATCAGTAAAGAACAAGTTTGCATCGCCATTACCTTCAATTCTAAAGTCTAAGTCCGCTGAGGACTCATTAAATACAAAACTACCACCATCAAGAGAAACGTTACCTGCAACAGTCAATGTTCCGTTAGCCGTGATATTTCCTGCATCGTTCAAGACATCGAACATTGTAGAACCGTCAGAATATAAAATGTGTTTAGCACCTTGAACAAGATTAACACCTGTCCCACCTGAAGGTTTAAAAGTTAAGTTATTACCACTGTGTGTTGTAGCATCGTCGACAATGTACCAAGTCTCCACCGCCTCACAACTCATGGTTGTGGCACCCGATAAAGTTCCTGTTAATTTAATGATCGCGTTACTTTGTTCATCTGTAGTAGAACCATCAGTTGCAGTTAAAGTATCGGTTGTGCTAGCAATAGCTACTGAAACATAACCTTTTGCTGCTGATTCTATTTTTTGTAAATTGTTGTTTGTAATAGTACCCCAGGTTCCGGAGTTTTCTCCGCTGGCCTGAAGCTCTAAATTTAAAGTGCTTGAAAATGTTGATGCCATTTATATCTCCTTACCCTACGTCATCTAATAAAGCTGCAACTATACATGTCACTGTAGAAGAGGATGAAATTGCATGTATATCAGCGACAGTTGTATTTGGTAAATTACCAAACCAAGAGTGCCCTGCAGCTATTTTAATTGCATCAGTTGCAGAAGTAGATGCTGTTCCTGCGTCTAAAACAATGTAAACATCATTTGATGTGTCTGTATTTTTTATAAATAAAAAATTCACTTTATCTCCTGTAGCGACAGCAGTTGGAGCAGTGTCATCATCAACGGCTGTGTAGTCTATAAAACTACCTGCTATTAAATCTGTGCTAGAATTAGATACGCTTGTCAGTTTATAATACCATTTATCATTAGCATCTGCTGGTGAAATAGTAACATTAGCAGAGATAGTTTTAGATATCTCATCTGGTAAAACTGTTACATTTAAACTTACTGTTGCGTCATTAGCCATTAATCTGTGCTCCCTGGTTCTACATCAGTATAAGTTACTGTTTGTGAGTCGTCAATCTCACTCCAAATAAAGAAGTCTGGAGATCCAACAGAAAGTGAAACTAAGTTTTGGAAAGCCTCACCAAAAGCTGTTTCTTCTCCAATAGCTGATGTAATTACTCCTGCAGAAGTTGGTGATACGTTTGCTCCACCTGTTGCTATTTCTGTGCCTAAAGAAAATGTTGCCACGTTAGTAGACGGAGATATTGTTGCACTACCTGTTACGGTTTCATCTCCAATACCAGAGGTAATAGCAACACCACTAATAAAAGGTGATCCTACATTTTGAACACCACCACCTCTAACGGAGGCTATGGCAAACTCAGATATTGTGCCGTGGCCGAATAACATTATCCCTTACTATTTGAGTCTTTGACTGATTTAATGTGAGTATACCAAGTTGATGTTTTGGCAGTGTCACCAAATTTTCCGTTATTAATATCGTGCCATAGTTTATCTAATTGTTCATTCCATGATAAGTATTCTATTCTTCTTTTAAATAAAACATTGTCTAAAGCTTCTTTACTATTTGCAGTAGATTCTAGTGCATTTAATTGAGAATCTGTGGGTTTTGCTACACCAGAGACATTCCATGTTTTAATAAAAGGTTTTGATACACCACTTATCATATCGTCTTGCACTTCTATATTTAATCTTTCATTTTGATAATCTTTGGAATTAGATTCTAAATAAACTTTTATTTTAGTGATATATTGAGCCATATTATACCCCTATCAATTTATAACCACCAAATTCATTATAAGCTAAATTAGCTAATAAATTTGCGGCATTATTACTATTATTATTACCAACTGAAGCATAAACTTCTACATAATCATCAGCATCTAAATCAGCAATAACTGCTGTTGTACAACTAATTGCTCCTTGAACACTACTAACCGAAGAGTGATTTCCAGTATGAGCAATAGATGTGCCATTTTTATAGATTCTTGCACTTATTTCAGCTTGGTCAGTTACACTTCCTGAACTGGTATTATGCTCTTGAAAACCTATTCTTGCATATAAAAAATATTTACCTGCTACACCTGGTGTAAATCTATAATTTGTACTTGCATCATACACGGAATCTGTATCAAAAACTTCAGAAGCAAAAGCTACTTTTGTAGCACTATCATGAGGTATACTTTGAGTACCAGATAAA